AATATGAACAATGGTGATTACATCATTGAAGTATGGGATGGTAGTAATTGGAATGATGATACCAAAACAAGAGAAACAGTACCAGGTGCTATTGATATCAAAATTTATCACAAAATAGATGATAGCACTAAGTATAACAAAGGTGACTTGGTAGGTTTCTTTCGTGCTTGGGGTAATGATAACCCACCTTCTGCAAAAAAAGAAGATGAATTGGATGACGAAATCCCCTTCTAGAAAAAAGCGTATCATGAAACCACCACTAGATCGCTTTGGTGGTGTGCGTATTGTCAAAAGGCGTATCGAGAAGTCTGCGATATTGGATCACAGCAAAGACGCTGTTGCCCAAGAACTCGTTGATATTGGTACAGCTAGTATTAATGAGATCATCGATTGGGATTCTAGTGGCTATGTACGAGTCAAGAGTCCTAACGAGATCTCAGATAAGGCAATCAAGGCGATAAAGAAAATAAAGATGACCCCAACGAAGGAAGGTCCACAACTTGAAGTAGAACTACACGATAAAGTATCTGTGCTGCGAACATTGGCACGAGCAACTGGGATGTTAGAGAAACAAGATGATATGGAAAAACCCTCTGTCGTTGGTATTGTAATGCAAGGTCCAGGACAAATAATAGAAGGGGAAGTAGAAGATGTTGCGTATAGTGAGAAAACTGACGAAACCAGAACAGGCGAAGATAATGAACCTGATGGTACAGAAAACCCTGTCAGTAAAACTGATGGCCCATATGATGGGGATGAAGGAAAGTAGTTACAAAGGATTGACGTTGCGTAAGTCTTTGGCTACTGAAGAAAAGATAAATAGTATTATAGAGTTTTTGGAGGAACACGAATGAAATGTTGGCATTGTAATACAGAATTGATATGGGGTAATGACTTTGATATAGATGATGAGAATGACCATTTTTGCATGGAAACAAACCTTTCCTGTCCTGAATGCGATTGTCTTGTCATAGTCTATGTCCCAAAAGAAAAGAACAAAGATGAGTAACGCTATAACGAATCTAAATCTTGACTTCTCTACCTCACCTATGGTGTGGAAGTTCTTGCAAGATAAATCATTTGTGCGTGGTATCATGGGACCTGTAGGTAGTGGCAAGTCGTACGCTTGTGCTGCCGAGATCATGCTCAAAGCAGTTAGTCAAGTCCCTTCACCAAGAGATGGCATTAAGTATAGTCGCTTTGTAGTCGTCAGAAACTCATATCCAGAACTTAGAACAACGACCATAAAAACATGGCAAGAGTTGTTTCCAGAGAATATCTGGGGTCCTTTCCGTTGGTCTCCTCCATTGACACACCACATAAAACTTCCGTCAAGAGACAACGCCCCAGGTATAGACTGTGAGGTAATCTTCCTCGCACTTGACCAGCCCAAGGATGTCCGTAAACTTTTATCCATGGAGTTGACAGGTGCATGGGTTAACGAGGCAAGAGAGTTACCAAAAGCAGTCATAGATGGTCTCACCCATAGGGTAGGCAGATATCCAACTTTGTCCGATGGGGGTGCGAACCCTTGGCGTGGCATTATCATGGACACTAACCCTATGGATGATGACCATTGGTGGTACAGACTAGCAGAGAAAGAGAAGATGAGGGGTAAGTATAAGTGGTCATTTTTCAGACAGCCTGGTGCTGTAGAGGAATGTAACACAGATGAGTTGCCAGAGAATCCAGAGGCTAATGGCTTTGTGTACTCAGCAAACACTTGGTGGGCAACTAATCCAAATGCAGAAAACAAAAAGAATCTGCCTGCTGGATACTACGAACAAACATTACTAGGTAAGAATACTGATTGGATACGTTGTTATGCACAGGGATTATATACCTACGTTCAAGAAGGTAAACCTGTCATGAATGAGTACGATGACACTTTGATGACAGAGGATTATCTAGAGCCAGACATATCTGTACCAATACAAGTGGGTATTGACTTTGGTTTGACCCCTGCTGCAATCTTTGGGCAGAAGTTGCAGAATGGTCGTTGGCAAATATACCATGAGTTAGTTACGTTTGATATGGGCTTAGAGCGATTTGGTGCCATGCTCAAGTCAGAGTTAGCCTCACGATTTCCTAAGTATGATGTGCTTGTTTGGGGCGACCCAGCAGGCTTGGCACGAGATCAGATATATGAAGTTACAAGTTTTGAGCATTTGAAGTCTATAGGATTGTTAGCAAGACCCACAGCAAGTAACGATTTCAGAGTACGAAGAGAGGCAGGTGCTATGCCTATGAACAGATTGATAGATGGTAAGCCAGGGATACTCATAGATAAAAAGTGTCAGAGGCTACGCAAAGCTCTAGCTGGTGGGTATCATTTCAAGAGGGTACAGATATCTGGTGGTGAGCGATACAGAGATACACCAAATAAGAACGACCACTCTCACGTTGGGGATGCGTATATGTATCTTGTTCTGGGTGGTGGAGAGCATAAACAATTAACTAGAGGACATAATCCAAAGTTCAAACAAGCAGTTGCGAACACGGATTTTGACATATTCGCATGACAAGTTCAGCTAAACGTAAAGGTACAAGAGTAGAAAACAAAATAGTAAAGCTATTCCAATCCATGGATATTGATGCGAGGAGACAACCATTGTCTGGTGCTTTGGCAGCTTTCCCTCATGATGTGCAAGTAGATTTGATAGGTGGACTCAACTGTGAGGTCAAGGCTAGAAAGAATGGTGGTGGCTTTACAACAATCAAGAAGTGGAAAGGCTCTGCTGATTTGTTGATACTGGTAGAAGATTATGAACAACCTGGTGTCTACATGGACTGGGGGTTGTGGAAAGAGATAGCTATGAGACTGAAAGAGCATGAATGAGACAACACTAGAATATCTTTTCAATACTAGTGGCACAAGCTTGTCAGTTGTTCCGTTTCGTTCTTACTTGCTAAATATCATGGATCTACATGAGCATGACCAAGCACATCTTGACCAGATGCCAGAGTATGTATCATATTTAGATAGTGCAACAAAAGATGCTTATGGATACTGTGTTCTTGACAATGGTAGACCTGTTCTTTGTTTCGGTGTCAGTCCACAATGGTATGGTGTCGCAGAGCTTTGGATGATACCAGATAAACACTTACTGAGAAAACATAGATTCATATTTCATAGAGGTGCAGGTAAGTTTATGGACTTTCTTATGGAAGAGTTGAATTTACATAGAATCCATGTTACAGTTTTAGCTAGTAATATAAAAGCACTAAAATGGATTGAAAGTATATCATTTCAAAGAGAGGGTGTGCTAAAAAAATATACGTTTGATAAAAAAGATATGATAATGTATAGTAGAACTAAATAGGAGATGCTTTATGGGTATGTTAATCAAACCCCCAAAATACACAAGACCACCAGAGCTAGACGCTACAAACAAAGCTATTGAACAAAGAGAGTCGAGAGCTGCTGCTGAAGAGAGAAAGCAATTGCAACAACAGGCTGCACGAAGAGTTGCAATGCGTAGAGGTGGGATCAAAGGATTACTTTCCCCTGACAGAGAAAATGCATTGCTTGGTACTAATGACACAATGATACAAGATGAAAATATAAGGAACCCATATGATATGAGTTCTCTTAGAGGCCCAGGTGCATAATGGGTGGTATTTTTAGAAAGCCAAAAAAAAGAACACCCCCAACGCCTCCACCACCAAGGAGAGAGGAGACTGCAAAAAAAACAGCACCTGAGCAAAAAAAAGAAGAGCCAACACCTAGCTCACGAACTGGCAGAAATGTTGTAGGTGGTCAGTTGCTAGGCTTTGACGATAGTGGATCACAACTAAGTGGTATAAGGAATCCAAGAGTATGACGTATATAAGAAATCCAAAACTAAGAATATTAGATGACACACAGGTAGAGAATGGCTAGAAAGTTTGCAAAGGTTCCTAAGTCAAAAAAAGGTGTACCATTAAAATATTTGTCTGGTGCAAAGAACCCAAAGGCAAAAGAGGCAGAGATATTGAGGACAAGACGTTTATACAAAAAAGGATTATTAACCAAAGCTATGATGGATGAAATCTCAAGGAGAAGAGCAAATGCCTAAATACCCAGCGAGCTACACAGCAAAATTTAGTAAGTCAACACTTGACAAAGTATACAAGAGAGGTCTTGGGGCATATTATAGTAGTGGTTCACGAAACGTATCAGCACAGGCTTGGGCTATGGGAAGAGTAAAAAGTTTTGTAACAGGTAAAGGTGGTGCAAGGAAAGCTGATAAAGACCTGTTACGTTCCAAAAGGAAAGGATTAGTATAATGCCAGGAACAATGAAAATGTATAAGATGAAAAAGAAACCAACCATGAAAGGCAAACAATCAAAGCTAGATGCCAACAAGGATGGCAAGATTAGCAGAGAGGACTTTGCCATGCTAAGAAACAAAAAGAAGAAGGCGTAGTCATGGCTTACTACACAAAAACAAAAAAAACAAAAAAGAAAAAGAAAAAACAAACAGCACGTTCTGCTAGAAAAAAAGGATTAATGAGGTATTAATGTCCGTTGAGGATTTTATAAAAAAAGAATATGGAACTAGGTCTTTAACTAGCACTAGAGCTGTAACTAATAAATCACGCAGAAAAAAGAAAACAAACGAAAGTTTTGAAAAGTATTTTGCGAAGTTTTATAACCCAAAAGCTGAAGGTAGTTTAGCAAAACAGAGAGTTGACATGAGAGAGCGTAGTGCAGATTATCAGGCGATGGTGCAAGCAGGGGTTATCTCTAGTGTAAAGCAAGGGCGTACCTTAGTTGATAAGTTGCAGGATGAAGAGACGAGACCAGAAGTCACACGATATATGGCAAACTTGGATGACAAGCAAATTAGTCAGTTGAAAGACGTTGTAGACAAGAACTTAAACAAGAGATTTAGTCCTTTTACAGCACCGATTTACATTGGTGGTTTTAATGCTATGATTAAGGATGCAAAAGCAATAAGGGAAGAGCAAAATAAACAACAAGACACAACCCTTGGTTTTGGCAACGTGGTTAAAAAGGGAGCTGAAGTTATAGGAGACATGGTTGATCAAAAAGGTTTTAGCGTGGATATAGACCCATTTAGTGGTGAGTATTTTGTGAGATACAAGAAAGAGTTCTAATGGTTGCAAAGAAATACCAGAATCCAAAAGGTGGTTTGAACCAAGCAGGTAGAGACTTTTTCAAAAGAAAAGAAGGCAGCAATCTAAAGTCCCCACAAAAGACTGGCACAGGACCAAGAAGAGTCTCTTTCGCTGCACGATTTGCTGGTATGAAAGGACCCATGAAGGATGAGAAAGGCAGACCAACAAGACTTGCATTAGCACTCAAGGCTTGGGGTTTTAGAAACAAAGAAAGTGCTAGAAACTTTGCACAAAGGCATAAAAAGACATGATGAAATTAGACGCAAAGCAAGTAATGGATAGGTCAAAAAAAGCGTTCGCACGAAAAGACCTATGGCGTACCATTTATGAAGATTGCTACAGATACGCACTCCCCCAAAGAAATCTTTATGACGGATACTATGAAGGCCATGTACCAGGTCAAAATAAAATGAACATGGTATTTGATAGCACAGCAATACACTCTACTCAAAGATTTGCAAATAGAATACAGTCTGGCTTGTTCCCACCTGTAAAAAAATGGTGTAGGCTAGAGCCAGGAGAAGATATACCTGTAGACAGCAGAGCAGAGGTGCAGCAAGCACTTGATGTTTATTTAGATAAGATGTTTACAGTTCTTCGTCAGTCAAACTTTGATTTGGCTATGGGAGAGTTCTTGCTTGATCTATGTGTTGGCACAGCAGTCATGTTGGTCCAAGAAGGCGATGATGTCAACCCTATACAATTTACACCAGTACCACAGTATTTGATTGCTTTAGAAGAGGGACCATATGGTACTGTAGATAACGTCTATCGCAAGTACAAACTCAGAGTTGAGGCAATCAAAAGACAATTTCCAGATGCTGAAATACCAGAGAGTTTGATAAAGCTTATGGAAAGAAAGCCACAAGAGCAAGTCGAACTTTGTGAGGCTGTAATAGTTGATCCAGAACGGAAAGATTACTCTTATCATTTAATTTATGAGAAAACTGGAGAAGAGCTGTTACAAAAACGTATGGATGAAACGCCTTGGATTGTATCACGATACATGAAGGTAGCAGGGGAAACCTTCGGAAGAGGTCCTCTTGTATCTGCTATATCTGACATCAAAACACTCAATAAAACGCTAGAATTGCTATTGAAGAATGCATCGATAGCCTGTGCAGGTGTCTATACAGCAGCAGATGATGGTGTAATCAATCCATCAAATATAAGAATAACACCTGGATCCATAATCCCAGTAGCTAGAAATGGTGGACCTCAAGGTGCCTCACTCGCACCACTACCTCGCTCTGGTGATTTCAATGTCTCTCAAATTGTAATCAATGATTTGAGGATGAACATAAAAAAGACATTGCTAGATGACACGTTACCACCAGATAATATGTCTGCTAGGTCTGCTACTGAGATTGTGGAAAGAATGAAAGAGTTGGCACAAAACATGGGTTCTGCTTTTGGCAGATTGATTACAGAAACTATGGTTCCAATAGTGGCAAGAACTCTATCTATCATGGATAAAAAAGGAATGATACAGTTACCCCTAAAAGTAAATGGTCTTGAGGTAAAGATAGTTCCTGTAAGTCCATTGGCAAAAGCACAAAACTTAGAGGAGATTAATGAGGTAATGCAATTTGTACAGATAGCAGGATCACTCGGTCCAGGAGGCATAGCAGAAATGAAACCAGATCAAATCGCTACATTTATTGCAGATAAATTAGGTATCCCATCATCTCTTAGAACAACCCCACAAGAGAAACAAGCCATTATACAGCAGAGTATGCAGATGGCTATGCAAGGTCAGGGTATGGCACAAGGAGGTCAGTCACCTGAACAACCACCTATGCAAGAACCAGCTAGTGCAATGGCAGATGAGGTTACTGCATGAGTAAGACTGGGTGGGAAGGTATTGAGGTTTTAGATGAAAAACCCTTACCTTCAAAAGACAATCAGCTTGAACTAGACAAAGCATTCGCTAGAACTTTTGACACAGAAGAAGGCAAAAAGGTACTTGAGTATCTGATTGCTAGAACAATGCATCAACCTACTTGGATACCAGGGGGTGATACTAGCTTTGGTTTTGCTAGGGAAGGACAAAATAGCATAATAAGAGAAATACAATCTAGAATAGAGAGGGCGAAAACATGAACGACCAAGAACAAGAACAAATACAAGCAGGATTAGTTGGTGATACACCACCGATTCCACCTGAACAACAACAGCCAGAGGACAATGAGGTAGAGATACCCCATAAGGTAGAAGATAGTCCTGAAGAACCAATAGAGGCTGCATCAGAGGATGAGGTCTTAGAAAAACCAGAGTTCTTAGAGGACAAGTTCTGGGACCCAAAAGAAGGTGTAAAGGTTGAGGACCTAAATAATTCTTACAAAGAGTTGCAAAAACAGTTTTCTATGGGAAAACACAAAGCACCAAAAGAATACGACCTATCAGTTTTTGAAGGTATAGATGTAGATGACGATCCATTAGCAAAAGAGTTTGTTGATTGGGCTAATGAAAACAAGCCAACACAAGAGGCTTTTGATAGACTCGTTGGTAAATTTAGAGAGATGGCAGACAGTCAAGAAGAAGAAGAATCTATTAATGTAGAGGAAGAAACTCAAAAACTAGGACCAAATGCATTACAAATCATTAATGGTATAAAACAATGGGGCCAAGGCTTGGTAAGTAAGGGCGTTTGGGGCGAAGATGATTTTGAAGAGTTTAAAGTATTTGCTGCAACAGCAAGTGGCATAAACGCCTTGAATAAGGTTCGCAAGTATTATGGAGAGCTACAGATACCAACAGCAACAGTTGAAATGGATGGTATGCCAAGTCAAGATGAGTTGTATGAAATGGTTGCTGATCCTAAGTACAAGACTGATCCAGCCTTTAGAAGGAAGGTAGAAGAACAGTTTTCTAGAGCATTTCCAGGTAGTGTAGATACTGGTGAAATATAAGACTTGTAATCACTTAGAAAATATATTATTCTTATATCCGAGATAACGAATGTTCTATTCGCCTCTGGCTGGTGTGGAAGTGCATCATTTTTTTAGCCGAGGTTCCCTCGATAACTAAAGTATATTTTTTTTAATTTGTGTTAAACAAGGAGTAAACTATGGCACAGTCAATCACTAATGCTTTTGTTACTTTGTTTGATGCCGAGGTGAAACAAGCGTATCAAGGAGAATCAGTTCTTCTTAATACTGTAAGGCTAAGACAAGGTGTACAAGGCAACACTTACAAGTTCCCAAAACTTGGTAAGGGTAGTGCGACTGCTCGTATTCCACAGACAGATGTAACTCCGTTAAATGTTACTTACTCACAAGTAACTGCAACAATGAGTGACTTCAATGCTGCTGAATACTCAGACGTATTCCACCAAGCAAAGGTGAACTTTGACGAGAGGTCAGAACTTGTCCAAGTAGTTTCAAAAGCTATTGGGCGTAGAATGGACCAACTAATTATTGATGCACTAGATGCAGAATCATCACCATCAACAGTTGCAAATACTGTTGTTACAACTGGTTCAGCAACTGCGTCAAACTTGAACGTAGGTAAGCTGATAGCTGCTAAAAAAGCACTAGACGCTAAGAATGTTCCGTTTGATGACAGACATATTGTGATTCACGCTAACTCACTATCTGGTCTACTAGGTGATGAGAGAGCAATCTCAAGCGACTTTGCATCAATCAAAGCTCTTGTTTCTGGAGAAATCAATACATTCCTAGGTTTCAATTTCCATGTACTTGGAGATAGAGACGAAGGTGGCCTATCTATTGATGGCTCAAGTGACAGGAAAGTATTCGCCTATCATCGTTCTGCAATCGGTATGGCAGTCAACATGAACCAAAAAACAGAAATCAACTATGTACCAGAAAAAACATCTTTCTTGGTCAACAGTATGTTCTCTGCTGGTTCTGTGTCTATCGATGGCGATGGTATCGTAGAAATCACTTGTAGAGAATAGGAGGAATATTATGGCTTTTGATTCAACAGGACTACAACCAATCGGTGGTCAAGCTAAAGCTGGAAATGCTCCTCAAATGTGGAGCTACACATCTACAGATGCTAAGACAGCTATAGATGCCTCTGGTTACTTCAATAGTGCATCAGGCGTATTGAAGGTCGGAGACCTAATCTATATCCATGGCGACACAGGTGGGACAGCAACATTCTCGTTGCACCCAGTTGTAAGCAACGCATCTGGTGTAGTAGACATTGGGGATGGCACAGCTATCTCAGCTACTGACTCAGACTAAGACTATGGGGAGGTGTAACAGCCTCCCCTAACTACAAGGACTGAATATGGCAAGTGGTGATACAAACATAACTATCTGCAACCAAGCACTCAATCTTCTAGGTGCAGATACAATATCTTCTTTTTCAGATACAACAAATGATGCAGCGACTGTGTGCAACAACATCTATGAGACTGTTCAGAAACAGACTCTATCTCTATACCCTTGGTCTTTTGCACTTACCAAACAACAACTATCACGATCATCAACAACACCAGTAAATGAGTGGGCGTACCAATATGACCTACCATCAACAGCAGTAAGTGGGACACCATTACAAGTATACAACTCAAGTTCCACAAGAATATTGCCAGTACAAAACTATGAGATACTCTACACAGCTAGTGGTCCAACTATAGCCACTAACGAAGAAACAATTTACATTGACTTTGTAACATCAGCAATTACAGAGGGTGTTATGCCTTCATACTTTGTACAACTTCTTGTGTATATGATGGCGTGGCATTTAGCCGAGCCAGTAACTGACCAAACAACTAAATCAGATTATTGGAGAACCATAGCCCTAGGTGGAGTAGGAGAAAATGGCAGAGGTGGATATCTAAGACAAGCAATGAACATAGATGGTAGAGGCAGACCAACTTATGCAATAGTAGATTTCCCATTGACAGATGTAAGGTGATAGCATGAGCAGGGCTATTACCATACAAACTAACTTTACAACAGGTGAGATTGATCCACTTCTAAAATCAAGAATAGACATAAACCAATATACAAACGCTTTAGACAAGGCAAGAAATGTAACGATACAGCCACAAGGTGGTGTTGAGAGAAGGCAAGGGTTACAATTCATCAAACAAATAGATAGTGGTGGCTCACCAGAAAATGGCACAAGGTTGATACCTTTTGAGTTTTCGACTACGCAAAGTTATATGTTGTTGTTTGTAAACAACAGAATGTATGTCTACAAAGACAAGGCTCTAGTTACAAATATCAACAGTAGTGGCAACGACTATCTTACAACATCTATAGGTTCTGCAAGATTAGCAACTATGGATTTTGCACAGTCATTTGATACACTTATTATTGTGCATGAGGATATGACACCATTCAAAGTAGTAAGAGGTGCTAGTGATAGCTCTTGGACCATATCAGCTATAACCTTTGACCATGTGCCTTTCCATGCTTTTACTACCTCAACGACAGAGCCATCAACAACTATTACGCCGTCAGCAGTAGATGGGAGTATTACAATTACAGCAGGATCATCTATTTTTGATGCAGATGATGTCAATCAATACATAGAGGTAAAGGATGGTCTAGGCAGAGCAAGGATTGTAAAACTAAACTCTGGCACAGTTGTCGAGGCTATAGTAGAGATACCATTCTTTGATACTAACTCTATAGCTAGTGGTGATTATGTAGTTGAGTCTGGTTATGAAGTTACTTGGTCAGCAACAAGAGGGTTTCCTAGGACAGCTACATTCCATGAGGGCAGACTGTATCTAGGTGGCACAAAGTCAAGACCAAACACATTGTTTGGCTCAAGAGTAGCTAGATTCTTTGACTTTAATCCAGGTGAAGGCTTGGATGATGATGGTATTGAGGCTACATTAGATACAGACTCTGTCAATGCTATCATAGGATTGTTTAGTGGTAGAGACTTACAAATCTTTACTAAGGGTGGCGAGTTCTTTGTCCCACAATCATCACTTGACCCTATCACACCAAGCAACATAGTAATCAATGGTTCAACAAGAAGGGGTGCAAAGGAAGGCATCAAGCCTGTAGGCGTAGAAAGTGGTACAATATTTATACAAAGAAGTGGCAAGTCAGTAAGAGAGTTTTTATTTAGTGATGTTGAGCTGTCTTACGTTTCAAACAATATATCTCTACTTAGCTCACATTTATTAAACACACCTATAGACATGGCACTTAGAAAAGCTACCTCAACAACTGAGGGTGATTTACTTATGATTGTGAACACAGATGGCACGATGGCGATGTATTCTGTGTTGCGTGGGCAAAATGTCATAGCCCCTTCATTAGCAAGTACAGGTCCAGATGTTGCAACCATAACAGTATCAGACTATGCGAACATAGCTGTAGGCACAGAGCTTACATTCACAGACAACAATGGCACAGTAATCACATTACAGTCAGAGGCAGCAGGTAGTTCAGATCCATCATCTGCATCTGGCAACACACACTTCTTTAGACCAAACTCATCTAACAATACAACAGCAGATAACCTCTTTACTGCTTTTGGCAACATCAGTCAGTTTGTAGTAAAGAATCCAGCAGCAGCAGTCGTAACAGTGAAACGTGTGGTCCCAGGAGATGACAACTTAACAGTAACTACAACTGATAGCACAAGACTAGCTGTTACAAACTTTGCTAAAACAGACAAGTTTTTAAATGTAGCTGTAGACGTAGAGACAACTTACTGTGTAGTCAAGCGTTCTATCAATGGCTCAGATGTTTACTATGTAGAGGCTTTCAATGACGATAACACAACAGATAGTGCTATATTGTTTTCAGGAGGAACACTACCAGGTAGCACATCTCTAAGTGGCTTGTCGCACCTTGAGGGGGAAACAGTCAAGGTTATAGTTGATGATGCAATGCAAACAAACAAGGTGGTATCTTCTGGTGCTATAACATTAGATGCAGTACCAACATCTTATGTAGAGGTCGGATTAGACTATACACCAAAAGTAAAAACATTACCTGTTGAATTAAAGTTACCTAGTGGTACAATAATGGCACAAAAGAAAAGAATCGTGGAATTGACAACCAATATGTATTTATCACAAAATTTAACAGTAAACGGAAACGATCTAGCCTTTACTGCATCTACATTTTTCACAGGGAAGAAGAGAAGGAAACCAATGCTCGGATACGATAGGAACGGACAAATAACATTTTCACAATCTCAGCCTTTGTTTTTTACATTGCTTGGGGTTGAATATAAAGTGAGTGTAGGATCATGAACTTTTTTACAATACTATCAGTAGCATCATCAATCGGTAGTGCGTTCGCAAGTTTCCAACAAGCACAAGCTATGAAGGCTTACTACGATGCACAAGCTGATTTACAAAGATTACAATATAACCAAAAAAGAGTTGAGGCTAGAGAGCAAGGTGTGAAGGTGTTACAAGAAACAAATAGACTTTTAGCAACAGCAACAGCTCAGGCAGCAGCAGGTGGTATACTAACGACAGAAGGCTCTGCTGCACTTATCAATACACTTACTCTAAGGAAGGGTACTGAAGATTTCCAATTGTCAAAACTAAATGAAGAGATCATACAAAATATCGGATTGGTTGAGGTAAGAAACACAGAAGAGGCTGGAAGAATAAAACAGCAGTCTGGTATATTTGATGCAATCACAGGATTTGGTACTGATATAGTTAGGACAAAACAGAAGGGACTATTTGATTTAGTATAATGGCAGTCAGAAGAACATATAAAGGTGGGCAAGTTGGCATGGTCAACATACCAAACATTGGGCAACCACAGTTTCGTGAAAGAGCAGAGGCCTTCAACTCTCTCAAAAGTAGGATTGATCTAGTCAAAGAGTTTGCTTTGGAAGAAGGGGAAAGGTTGGCAATAGAAAAAGGCGTTGAAGATGCTGTAAGCAATCCTATTGAGCTACAAGATTTCATGACAAGAAACGCAGAGGAACAACAAGAGATAGTTGGGACAGATAAATTTACTTCTTACGGACAGTCACTAAGAAAAACCAACTTACTACTGCTAACAACGAACCTTGAGAACGCTGGTGAGTTTGGCTTAAATACAATCAAAATGGAGGCTATGTCTGATCCAAACAAGACCTCGGAGGATGCATATGATGAGATGAGTAACTACAGCATTGGAATTGCAGAAACCTTGATGTCTACTGACCCATTAGCTGCAAACGAGTTATTAACAAGTCTTGGTGCAAAGACAGATGAGCTATACTTAGAACTACTTGCAGACAAAGAAGAAGAAATGATAGAGAAGGCAATATCACAACTTGAAAACTCTTACCTAAATGCTAGTGTTCCTAATAGAGCTACTCTTGATAAATATATAGATCAATTAGAAATACAGAATGATCAGTACAATTTAGGTCGTGAGTTTGTAAATTCTACAACAATTAGTCTAAGAGATAAACTGGTACAGTCAGGAATTATTTATAGTAATGACGTTGTAAAGCTTGCAGCAACTCATGATGATCCAGAAAAAGGATTCAAGGCAATTTTAAGGTATTTAGATAGCGGAGACCCAGAAGAGTTAGAAAAGTTATTTGGTCAAAAAACTGATAATGAGCCATTATATAATTCTAGTGCAGTTAAATTACAGAAATTCATGAAGTTTATTAGTGATAATTCTGGTATGGATGAAATAAGCAATAAGGTTATAGACAAGTTTGAAGAGTCTATAAGAGCAAATATAAAAAATAGAAGGATAGAAGGTGATAGAACTAGAAAGAGAGAGAAAGATCAGATAGAGGCAGCACAAACTCGTATAGAAGAAAAAAATAAAGCGATAGAACAGTCTGCAAAACTACTAGCAGCAGGTATCAGCAGAATGGATATTGCACTTTCAGATGGTATATTAGACGAAAGAGAGAAGGCTTATTTTAAAGTAGCTAATATTGGAGAACTAATAAAAAAAAGAGATGAGGAAGTTGAGTTCTTGCAATCTGAATATGGTAACGATGGATTGATAGCTCTAAAAAATATAGCAGTTTCGCCAGAAATGGAGATTGTTGAGAACCAATCGATAGAATTTACAACTACAACAGGGTTAGCAGATGACATTAAATTATTAGTCCTAGACAATACTTTCACAATAGACGACACAAAAAAAATACAAGAGTTAATGAATATAAAAGATCATTTTACTGCGGATGACTTAAAAGAGTTTGGCGTAGACTTGCCACGCAAATATAACGACATGGAACTTAAAATAACGCCTGAAGACTTAATAGATGTAAGAAGTGCAATAGTGGATATGAAGAATGATAAGAATGTAAACTTTCTTACTGATATAATGGCAACATTTCATAACAAAATGGATATTGCCAATCACATACAAAATATGGCTACTGACCCAAACAATCAGCAAAGCTACATAAACATTAGAGAAAAGGACCCAGAGGGATTAGAGCTATATGAAAAGATGGATGCTGCTCTAAAAGTAGCGATGTCTTATGATGATTTTGACTACGATACTTTTAAAAACACAACAGCAGAGAGCATTGCAGATACACATTACGCTAGTAAATTAGCACCAAATGCAGAAAATATTAGTGACTTTGTAAGAAAAACCATTTCCGTAACACAAGATATGATTGCTAATCAAAGTTCAGCTAGACCAGGAGCAGCAACTCCAAAAACAGGATCAACAATTATTTCAACAGTTGTTCCTGGCACAGACATCATAAAAAACCAATATGATCTAAATGACATATTTAAAACGCTCAACACAATCGAAGATGTTGATAGAGCAATAAAGGTTGCAAAAGATTTAAGAGCAGATTTAGTCAGATTAGAGTACAATGACAGCAAACAGTATGAGGCAACAATAGAGTTTCCTCTTCTTGACAGTACTGAAATTGATACATTAAGAGAAAATATTACTAATGTAATAGAAAAGTTACAAATTCAAAAAAGGTATAAGCAACAAGGAAACTAATATGGATGAACCTAAAAACATTGACGATTTAGCTGATCAATTAGCAGGCAACAGAAAAATTGCGTTTGATGAGTTTAATAGAATGACAGTAGACGTTGAGCCTGAAGAGTTTAGAGGTATGACGCTAATTGATTTCTTTACTAAATTTATTAATTATAGGAATGCTATTGAAGGACAAGCTCAAGAGCGTGTTTATGGTGGGTTAGCAAAAGGAGTGTTGGAGACAGGATCAAGTGCTATTGACTTAGGGGCATCTGTAATACAAGAAACAAAAGAGATGGATACTAGTGTTATCTCTCTATACAACGATGCTACAGGGGGATCACTTGATTTTGTAGATACCTTCTTAGAAGAAAAGCCGATACAAAAAGCATTAGACAAACTAATGCCAGATGAGAAAGTGTCAGGGTTTACAAAAGAGTTAGCAAGATTTGGTCTTTCTTATGGTACAGGTATTGGCATTGCACAAAAGATAAAGAGTGCTAGATTTTTTTACAAAGCTATTATGGCAGAGGCTGTTGGGGGCAGTATCTACTATGAACAAGGAGACCCAAACTTTGCTGATTTTGTTGGTACATTTTTTGATCTTGATGATAAACAATCAGCTCGATACGCTAAAATGGCTACAGAGTGGGCAAAGAGCGATGAGGATGACAGCGTGTTTTTTTCTAAGATGAAAGGTGTTATAGGAGACCTTGGTTTGATTGCAGGTGGTGGTGCTGTCCTAGCGTCAATCATCATACCTGCTAAGATGATAAGAACTGCTGTAAGAAACCCAGAGCTAATGTTAAGCATTGGCACTCTCTTAGGCTTTTCTGGGACCATGGTAGCAACAACTGAAGGAGACGAGTGATGGGGAAAGGTACTAAAGTTCTAGAAGTTTACAAATATGCTACGGAGATAATTGATCCAAATGCACAAAAATTACATGATGATATAGAACAGCTACTAAATGACTTAAATAGAGAGCGTACTGAGGCTAGTAAAGTTGCAGGAGAAAAGGGAGAAACAATATCTACTGACTTAGTTAAGTTTGACACAAAGATGATGAAAAAGTTGTTAAAAGAGATGGAAAAAAGGGGGATTAAGTATGGGTATAATCGTGAAACAATAGAGCGATATTATCAAAAGAAAATGGCTGAGGTAAAATACAGCCCAGAAGAGTCAATCAGCTTAATAAAAGAGTCACTAAAGTATCTAGAGGGGGGAGACAAAATAAATGTAGAGGCAGTAGATGGCCTGTTGCGTTTTGACATAACAAAGGTCAACAACAAAGACTATGTAGACCAATACAAAAAACAAATGGTTGCTATTGTAGAAGAAATATACAAACAAAAAGCAACAGGAGATAAGACACTAAAGAGTTTGAGCAGGTCTGATTTGTTAGACCTTGCATCAGAACTAGGTCATGTTGATACTTTTGTATCGTTATTAAATAAGCCTACAGGAGAAAGTTTTTCTACAGCAGCAGAGGCTATAAACGCTGTAATGTTGCGTGAGGCTTATGAAATAGAACTATCTAGATTATCAAAAGCTGTCAATAGTGGCAAAGGAATTGACAATTTTAATTATGAGCAAACAAAAATCAAACTATATGACACTATCGAAACAGCAAAAATACTACTACCTAAAATTTATGCAGCACAGTCAGAGTCTGGGCGTATATTACAAGCACAAAGTGGCAAGATTAGGAACCTAGCACAATCAAAGACTTTGACAGAGCAATGGCAAATTGCAGCAGGCAAAGGTGAATATGAACAAGAGCTAGCAAAAATATTTACAGACTATGATAAGTTAGATGATGTAGCTGACTTTGCTAAAAATTATGTTGCATTACCAAAACAAAAAAGACCAAACTTTGTGTCAAAAAGCACATGGTCAAAGGTAAAAAATAGAGTGAACTCTTTGTATGTTCACAGTCTACTAGGCAGTCCTGAAACACAAATGCGTAATATATTTAATAACAGTTTTAAACAAGCCTTCCATTTTGTACAACAGCCTGTTGCTACAACTATATACAAAGCAGGTAAGTTAGTAGAGGACCCAGTAGGCACAATAAAAAGCACTATACTAGAGAAGAACCCTAATACAGTTTTCATTGACCCACTTGACGAAGATGGTATGTACTTTTTAGATTATTACATTGAGGCAATCGCAGAACAAAATGCTTTCAAACACGCAATTAGAAATGCTCAAGATGTTTTTAAGAACAATGAGGCGATTGATATGACCCAAAAACTATCAAACGCTGAGAGAAACACATTTAAGACTTCCAAAGAAATAGACGAAGGCGAGGGTAGCAGCCTTTACAAGAATGGCATGAAAGTATACAACAATCTACAAACAGCAGCAGGTCGTGGGTTGATGACAGCAGATGAGTTTTTTGCCACCATGTCTTTCAACAGAACATTAATGGTTCTTGCATTCAAAAGAGCAAACAACATTTATGCAAAGACAGGCAAGATTGAAGATGCACAAAGAGAGTTTATAAAAACACTTACTGACTTTGATCCAGAGGATATTGATGGTGCAGGCAAGGCTTTAGATATTGCTGGGCAAGATAGGTTTGTAGTTGGGACAGAGCCAGATAGTAGGATTTCAAGGTGGTTACAAAGAAACTCAGATAAGCTAAACCATCCAGTAGTAAAATGGCTAATACCAATGAGAAGGGTCTTTAGCGAGATGATGAGACAGTCCGTTGAGCTAACACCTGGGGCTGGTTTCTTAACAAAAAGAATGCGTGATGACTTGGCTGCTGGTGGCTCAAGACGAGCAAACGCTTTAGCAAAACAATATATAGCAGTCAATACTGTTCTTATGACTGCTGAACTAGCGTGTGGCTTAGAAACGCCAAATGCTACATTTTGTATCACAGGGTCTAACCCACCAACACAAAGAGGCAAAGATTTTTGGGCAGCAAATAATTTATCAAACTATGGATTCTTTCATAGGGACAACGTAAATGAGCCATGGAGAAAAGTTATGAGCTATGAACTAGCTATGCCATTTTCAATACCTTTAGCATTAGGTGCAAATCTTGGATTGCTGACTCAAATGAGTGACCCACAATATGATGAAAACTATCAAGAGAATATGGCTACTTGGATTTCTAACTCTTCTATGATACTTGCTCCTTATGTAGAGACTAGTGCTTTTATACAACCTATTTTGACAATAACAGACGATCTTGCAAAACTTGCAGTATATGAAGATAAGGTAGATCGTGCAGGAGCGTTGCTTGGTGAGTTTGTTGATGATTATGGAGCAAACGTAGTTCAACAGAGTATAGGTGGAATCACAACCTCTCCTAGTATGTTGAAGTTTATTGAACGATCCTTTGACCCACAAAGCTATGTAAACATACCACCAGAGTATGATACAGAGTGGGTCCAAAGTGCAGAAGATATATTAGGAGTTGATTTGGACCAATCAGAAACAACTTTTTACAATATGATAAATACAACCTTAAATGGTATACCAGGTGTAGAAGATAGGGGTAAAGTTGGTATAGTTAATTATCGTGGCGAAAAAATACAAACAGAATACTCACTATCAAGAAACATGGTTCAAGGAATAGAAAACTTTTTTGGTATTGAAAATCAAAGTGAAATGCTAAGTCAGTTCACACCACGCAAAGATGAAACATTACTCTATTTTGCAAAAAACAATTTAGAATCACCTAACACAATATTAACAAATTACCACATTAGACGAAAACTTGGTGTGCGACTTGAGGCATCAGAGTATTTAAAATATAGAGATATAATGTCAGGAACTAAAATTGTATATAAAGACTTTGCTGACAGAGATATGTTTGATGGGCAAGAGTTGACTTTGTCAGAGGCATTAGATAAATTGGTAGCTGATGGTGAATTTAGAAGATTGCCAAGCAAGAGCGAAAACTTTAATGGCAAACAAGATGTTTTAGAAAATATTTATAAACAGATAACTGATCGTGCTGTCAACGAACTAGTGCGTGGCGAAGGTGGTGCTGATTTAGCTAGAAGAATAGCGAACAAGTAGGAGTAACTGATGGCAAGTTTTGACATAAATGAAGTAGCAAGAAGAGTACAGTCTACATCGACTGGGCAAGATGGACCATACACATTTAACTTCCAGGTCAATGCAGCAAGTGAAATACAGGTATTTAGAAACGACACACTACAGACAGAAAGCACACACTACAATACAACTCTCAATGCAGATGGTACAGGCTCTATCACATTTATAGATACCTCTGGGAGTGGTGGGACAGATCATAGTCCAACAAGTGGGGATGTCATTACTATCATAGGAGACCAGCCACTATCAAGGACCACAGTCTTTGCTACAGGTTCTGTCAATCAACCAGCTACGCTAGAGACAGAGTTTGACAACGTAGTCATAAGACAACAACAGCTCAAAGAGATGATGGACAGGTCCATACAACTCAAAGCATCAACAAGACGTACAGTTACAGGCACAGGCACTTCTGGTCCACTACAGTTCCCTTACGATGATACAGCCTCAAACAATGCAAGTAAGGTTATAGCTTATGACAGCAATGGTACATCACTAGAGCTTGGCCCAACAACAGCCAATCTGACTACACTAGCAGGTATTGCAAGTGATATAAGCACAGTCGCAGGTATCTCAAGCAATGTTACAAGTGTCGCAGGTAATGCAACCAACATCAATACTGTAGCTGGTATCTCAAGCAACATCACAACAGTTGCAGGGATATCAAGTAACGTAACCACAGTAGCAGGTATCAGTTCTGCTGTATCTACAGTAGCCTCTGCAAACTCAAACATATCTACAGTTGCTAGTGCTATCTCAAATGTAAACACAGTTGCTGGTAGCATATCAAATGTAAACACGACAGCAGGTAGTATCTCAAACGTCAATACAGTTGCAGGTTCTATATCTAATGTGAATACAGTTGCATCAAATGTAACTGATGTAAACAGCTTTGCAGAGAGATACAGAATAGGTAGCTCAGATCCTAGCTCTAATAATGACGCAGGGGACCTGTTCTTCAACACCACAAGCAATACACTGAAGTTCTTTGATGGTAGCTCTTTCAATGCCATTACCTCTGGTGTAGCTGATAGCGAAGTAACTACAGCAAAGATAGCTGATAGTGCAGTAACCACAGCAAAGATAGCAGATACTGCTGTAAGCACAGCGAAGATTGCAGACAATGCTGTAACTACAGCCAAGATAAATGCAGATGCAATCACAGGTGCTAAGATAGCAGATGACGCTATCAACAGCGAACACTACACAGATGGCTCTATTGACACAGCACACATAGCAGATAACCAGATAACAAACGCTAAGATGGCAGATGATAGTGTGGGTTCAGCAGAGTTGATTGACAACTCGGTTGGAGCAGCAGCACTCAACATATCTGGCAATGGATCAAGTGGGCAAATGATTGTGTCTGATGCAGATGGTTCGTTCTCATATGCAGACCAACCTAGTGGTGGTGGATTTAGTTTGGCATCAGCCTTATCTGGTACAACCCCTACTATCAACTGGTCAAGTGCGACTGCTTTCAGCCACACCCTTTCTGGCGATACAACCTACAGCTTTTCTAATGTGCCAAGTGGAGGAGAGATAGAATTGTTCTTAAAAAATGTAGGTAAGTCTATGGACATACTTACCATGAAACCTGCAACAGATGAAAACATAAGTAGCACTGCATCTACTGGTGGGTGTTTTGGTTCTTGGTTCAACAATGATGGCAGTCGTTGGTATGTAACTGACAACACCACAAACAACCCAATACATGAGTTCAATCTTAGCACCAACTATGATATATCGACAGCTAGTCATTCACGCTCAACTCCTGCTAGTAGTTATCCAAACACACTACGTTATTCTGGTGAGTTTAATGGTGATGGCACTAAGTTGATTGGCTACAAATCAGACCTTGTAGAACATACTTTATCCTCAGCATATGATATTTCTAGTCTTAGCACTAGTGCCAATCATACTGTAGATGTTGATGCACTATTCCAAGCTAGTGGAGGTGGTGATTCTGTAACAGGTTTTGGTGGTGGTACCATTAGATTTAACAATGATGGTACACGTTTGTTTATCTCACAAAGAGATGTAGCAGATGATGAAGTGCCAAGAGCAATAGTCGTAAAATTATCTACAGCTTATGATATTGACTCAACTCTTACTGTTGAAAGTGAGTGGTATGGCACACCACAAAATGATGGACTTGGTACAACTGGTGGTAAACTGACAACTGTATTATCTTATGATGGTACAACAATAGTATGTGCAGAACATAATGATGCAGCAGCATCGACTGGTCATGCAGTATTTTGGCATTACAATTTAACAACTCCGTGGGATTTATCAAGTGCAAGATTTGTAGGTAGTAGAAAATTGGACTTAGCAAATTCAAATGCAACTGGTATTGAAAACTTACATATTACACCAGATGGCAAGTTTATGTATTTCACAGAGTTCCAAACATCAAATGCCTCAAACACATTATTTCAAAACCATGATATACAAGGTGATTATAAAGTTACTTTCCCAAGTGGTGTAACCACATTACCTGCATCATTTGGTGATGGCGAGGACCCAACTACTACTAGCTATCTAAGATTAGTCAGCCTAGATGGCAGTAATGTTCTGATAACTGACCATAAAGAGATACTATAATGGCAGAAACTAAAGTTACCATGAAGCACCTAGCAGAAAAGCTAGAGCATATTCATAAAGACGTAGAAAAAAACAGCAACGACATAATGAAACTAAAACTTGAGATGTCATATGGTCGTGGGGCTGTCAAAAGTGTCGCATGGATAGGCGGCTGCATAGCAGTCATTCTAGGTCTGATGCGAATATTTAACGGAGGATAATATGTTACCATTCTTAGGCTTTCTATCAAACCCAATTACAAAGCTAGTAGCTGATAAGGTTATAGGTGCAGCCACTCATGCTATGGAAAAGAAAAAAATTATACGACAAGCAGAGATAGAGGCTACAGCTAACATAGACTATGCCAAGATAGAGGCACAAAAAGCAGTACACAAAGCAGAACAGGCTGTACTAAAACAACAAGTCAAGTCTAGTGAGAAAAGCTGGAAGGATGAATATTTGTGTGTAGTGTTCACCATTCTGCTAATCTGTCATTTCATAGAACCACTACAGCCAAGCATGATGAAAGGATGGGAGATGTTAGGTACAGCTCCAAAAGAATTTTGGTATATCATAATGACTATTGTGGCTGGTAGCTTTGGGGTATCAACACTAAGTAAATGGAAAGGCAAATGAAACAATCAAGACTAGATAAAATACTATCCTACATTGCATGGGCAATAATAGTTATATGGATGCTTGTTATTATTATTGTTCCTACAGAGGCTAACGAAAACACAAATGTTTCTGGCGATAACACTATTATCTCTGGGGGCTACACCAGTTCCTCAAGTACAACGTATGAGTCTGGCAGTAGTTCCAATACTACTAGCACTTCCACAACTAACAACACCAGTAACATCAAGTCATTCCCACCTACAGCATCTGCCCCACCCACAGGAGCAGGTATTGATACTTGTAATCTTGGCACTTCGTTTGGATTGCAAAGCAGTTTCATTGGATTGTCTGGCAGTAGCCATGAGACAGACGAGACGTGTGAACGTATCAAACTAGCAAGAGAGCTATCAACAGTACACCAGATGAAAGTCGCAGGGATTGCTATCTTGTGTCAAGATCCTAGAGTATTTACAGCTATGATGGAGGCAGGAACACCTTGTCCATTTGAAGGTCAGATAGGACCTGATGCTGAGAGACTCTGGGCAAAGTATGATGAGCTAAGACCAGATTACGAAGAACACAAAGAAAGAATGAAAACAAAAGAGAAGATACAAGCTGAACAAGTTATGTATGATAGTGGTAGGTAATGGCAGAGTATATACTTCTTATACATTTCTGTAGCATACTTGCAGATGATTGCAGTAAACCACAAGAACACACAATAAGGTTTGCTGACTACTACTCTTGTATGCTTACTGGTTACGCTGATGGACTACAGATGATTGAAGAGAATGGTCCAGAAGTTGTAAACACTCTTGAGCTAACCATTGGACATGAATGTATAAAGATTGAGTCTGAGTGAGATACATGAAATGTTATATTGGAATCGTTATTTTATTGTTATCAATGGTAGGGTATACCAATGTTGCGAATACTACGACAACTGACAACTTACTCTCTAATAATTTTTATGATGACTGGACTGGTACTAACGACCACTTTCATGGTCCTAATATTTTGGCTGGGGTTCACAACGAGTATCGTGAGCAGACTATTACCCTATCAGACCATCTTGAAACTCACGAGATACAGGGCGTAACTCAATCACAATTCCAAGCCGAAGTCTGGTTCTGGAATAATCGGAGCCAGTCGGTAACTTTAACACAGGAGATAGTAGATTCAAATGGAACGGAGTATAATAACAGCATTACAATGTCTGGTTCTTGTAATGGTTGGAATGGATGTGGATATGAAGATTCTCCTACCAACACTATTATCATTAATGATATTGCATCAGACTACGATATAACTACACGATTTAGTTTTTCTGTACCCTCTCAACCAACAGGTCATTGGGCTGCTGATGTCCGTAACCCAGAGTTGTTTGTAACTTATGATCCATTCGTCCTGGATATGACCACAACACAAGATGTTGAGGGATGGTTACAAGAGTTTGAAGAAGAGTACATAGACATATTTGAAGAGGAAGAGTTTATCTTTATAGAAGAGCTAGATCCTTTTGTTGAAGAGTTCTTGATGTATGAACCAGAGGTCTATGACTTCTTTGAAGAGATAGAATACTACGAGCCAGAGATAGAAGAGATGCCAGAGGAAATCATAGAAGAGATGCCAGAGGAAGTTATAGAAGAAGAGATTATAGAAGATCTACCAGAAGAGATAGTAGAAGAACAGCCAGAGGAGATTAGCGAAGAGCCTAGCATGGAAGAAGTGCCAGAAGATATGGATACATCTGAACCAGAACAAGGTGATATAACGATAGGCAAGACAGTCTTTGCCCAGGCCATAGAGGTAGACCAGGTAACCATAAGTGCAATGATACAATCACAACCTATCATGCAAGATGCAGAGTTCTATGCTCCAATAAATATTTACCCAAACCAAATAACTATCTTTGATGATAGGCAAATCTATGGTAACATAACCTATGTTGTCAACGATCCACTAACTTCACAAATTAATTTTACAAGAGGGAATCAGGAACAACAATACAGACTGAAACAAAAACTGGATGAGATGATATGGATAAATTAAAAAACAACCTTGCTGGTATTGTGAGTCTTATCGGTGTAGTCGGTGCTATCGGTGCTGGGTTTACTACCTATGGCCAACTATTAGGCAGCATCTCTACTCTTGAGGAGAAAGTATCCGACCTAGAGTCAAGGCAGTATGTGATAAATGAGACAGTAGACCTAACAGAAACAAACGATAAGATTAACGACAACTATGTCAGCCTCGTAGATAGAATTGAAGAGATGAAAGAAGATATAAATGCCAGCACAAATAACCTTGGCATAATCAAAACTAGGCTTGACCTTATCGATACACAGATACAAGCTATGGAAAACGAAAGTAAAAACCCTTTAGCAAGATAGGAGGACATAATGCTAGATAAACTAAAAAAAATCGCCCATAAATGGACACAGAGTACGATGTTCTTTACAAAATGTGGTTGTGGTAACAAAAGACCTAAACCTCTTCTATGGCTTTCTCTGGGCGTTCTAGGGCTAATTCTATTTTTGGCGTAGTAAAATGGCAGAATTAACTAAAAGACAAAAGCAAACTATGAAGAGGCATAGTAAACACCACACTTCCAGGCACATGAGAGTTATGACAGGTCTAATGGAAAAGGGTATGACCTTTGGTGAGGCTCACAAGAAAGCAATGAAAGATGTCGGAAAATGATAATGAAAAGTTGCCCTATACTTTTATGGTGCTAGAGGCAGCAGATGGAACATACAGTTGCAATGTTGTCTGTCGTGGGTTCTCCACCTATGAAGATGCTGTATCCTTTGTAGAGTTATGGGATCAGCTAGTCAATGATGAAAAGATTTACAGTTACGAGCTGCATTAAAAAAGGGTAGGTGGGAGGACCTACCCCTTTTAACTGCGAAAGGTTATTATTAACCTTATCGTGCCACAGATAGTTTTGTCTGTCAAGCCTCCTTTTTGTCAGCCCACTCAGATGCAAACTCAACCATATCGATCATAACCCTCTCAACTTCCTCCCAATGCTCATTGTAACGACCATCACCAAATTGATAGGCATCTTCATGTGCTGGGTGGTTTTCGTTAGCGATAGCAGCAGATATATAATCTTCCCACTCTTGACTCATATACACCCATTTACCTATAGGACTGACGTGTCCATAAGTTTGCAGATCATAACCCAGGCCTAGGTCTGCGTATTTTTTCATCAGTCTTTTAACTCTGCTATACGCAGCATTACTCCTGGCTCTCTCTTGTCGTTTACGTCTTACTTCTTTAGGATCCTCTGGTAATTCAAACCTGAACATATTTTGAAGACGTGCTATGACTGCATCCAGTTCGGCATCAGTTTTTTTAGTCATGATAATATCCTTTCTTTTATTTTTTATCATTTCAGTATCATATATCCTTTTGATATCAATGTCAAGAGTTTTTTTTTGAGGGGTTGTTTGGAAATGACAAAAATGTTACGATAAATCAGTAACATAGGAGGATGTTATGGCAAACAAATGCGTGCTAGTAATAAGCGATCTACATATACCTTATCATCACAAAGACTCTTTTGCCTTTCTTAAAGAGGTAAAGAAAGTATTTCAACCTGATACCATCATCAATATAGGAGACTTGTTAGACTTTCATGCTATCTCGATGCATGATCACGATCCTGACTTGCCAAGCCCTGGTAATGAGTTGTCAACAGCTCGTCAATACGTCAAAGAACTAGAGTCTATATTCCCAGATGTGACTGAGGTACACAGTAACCATAGCTCTTTAGTGTATCGCAGAGCAATCAAGTATGGAATGTCTAGAGAGTTTCTTAGGCCATACTCAGAGTTCCTGGGAACTAAAAAATGGAAATGGGTAGATGATCTGACGCTCAGTTGTGGGCAGCAAAGAGTGTTCTTTACACATGGCAAGGCTGCCGATGTGTTAAAAGTATCTCAGACTATGGGTATGTCTACAGTTCAGGGCCATTACCATACCAAGTTTTCTATTGGATACTGGGCAAATCCAGATGAACTGTACTTCGGTATGCAGGTTGGCTGTCTTATCAATCAAAAATCTTTGGCGTTCAGCTATGCTAAAAACTTTTCCACAAGATTTATTTTGGGGTGTGGTATTGTTATTGATGGTGTCCCACGCTTGTTGCCCATGGTATTGAACAACAAGGGGGACTGGATTGGGAAGGTAGTTTAGGGACCAAGCCTCGCAGTTTTGGTTTCTTCTCCTGCTGCTTTTTGTAGAGCGAGATATATTTTTCCACCCTCATCTAGACAATCTTTGTATGGGTTTTGTTGCCTAAGTTTATTTATTTCAACAAATTGCTTGAGACCTTCAAAATCTTTTGAGTCTAGCTTTTCTTGTGCTATGTCTTTGAACTGCTCAAAATCATTTTCTGTATCTATCATTTGAAAGTCATTCAAATATTTTTCAGCCACCTTTGCCCACTTGCCATGAGGGGAAACCTTCGTAGCAACATTATGTATTGGTGCCTTGCTTGAGTCAAACAATGGTTCTTGTGCTGCAAAATTACCATCATCATCAGAGCATAAGCCATAGAACGCTTGCAAAGCATATCTTTTTGAGTAGGTTATACCACTACCCATACTCTGAGGATTGTTTGGGTCCTTCATTCGTATAGGGCAAGGACTTTTTCTAGTTTCATTTGATGGTACATGGGTTACAGTAGTCATTACAACTTGTAATACCTGCCCACCTATCTCAATCAGATCTAGTGGCTGACTATACACTAATCCAAATTGATTGCCCTCATCACACGCCCTCATAACATCCTCTAGAGATGCGTATTGATTTTTGAAGTGTGGGTTTTTACTGCTTTTAGTTGCTTGAACTTTTAGTTTCTGAAACTCAAGCATTGCCTCATCAAATGTTTTTGGCATTTTGTTACTATTCTCTGTCATTTGCTATTCCCTCTGCTTTCTCAAATGCAAGTGCCAGGGCAGTTTCAGAACGCCTGACACGACTGTTAATATTTGGTGTTAAAAATTTTAGTTGTTGTTGTATGTTGGTAAGTACATCATACTCAACATCGCTCAACTCCATAGTATCAAGCCTCAAAGACTTTATACAATCGCTGCAAATCTCAATCTGCACCCACAGCTCAGATACTTTACGGAGGGGGTCCACCTGGTTATTAGTGAACTCATCCCCCATTTTCTTGGCCTGATCTATGACACTATCATTAGTAGTCATTGTGTTCATAGCCCTCTCCTATTGCTTGTTCTTGATACTTAGCCCACTTATCAGACCACATATCACTTAGCATATCCTCGATATATACTTCAGGGTCCTCATCTTGTGGTATGAACGTGAGTAAATCTTTGTACCTGTCCATAGTTTGCATGAACTCGCCTAGACTTTCACAATTTCCTATTTCTTTATCTGCTATTTCCCAATAGCGATCTTCTTGTTCCATTAGATAGTTTTTATATTTACCCATTGTATTTTCCTTTCAATCTTTCTATGGTTTCGTTTAGCTTTCTGACATCCTCATTGAACTGCTCTAGCTTTTCCCAAAACTGTTCCTCAAGTTCGTCTAGCTTTGTATCAGAATGCTGCAAGTTATTTACTACAACTTCTAGTGGCATTTTATTAACTGTCATCTATATAATCCTTTCATTTATTTTATAGTTGTTGACATTTGTATATCATTAAAATACTATTTTGAGATAATGTCAATATCAAAATAATATAGGAGATAAAAAAATGGCACAAAAATCTTGTTTGTTAAGGCTACCAGAGGAATTGGTAGATAAATTAGATCACCAGGCAAGGCTAGAACACACCTCTCGTGTGGGTTTAGTCCATAATATTTTAGAAATGGGGCTGCCACTTAGGCGAAAATACACGATCAACTCCCCAGAGATACAGCAACTAATAAATGGAGCAAGGTTACATGGAAAATAATGATGTACTAGATATCTTAGAGCAGGCAAAAGAAATGTTCCAGGATAGAAATAAGAAGTATGGCAGCGTTGACGAAATGTTTAGGGCCATGGCAAAACGTATGAGCCTCAGCTCTCATATCAATGTAACGCCATATCAAGCTTGCCAGGCTATGATAGATACCAAACAAGCACGACTAGACCTACACCCTAGCGATGACTCGTTTGTTGACGCTATTGTATACATGGCGATTTCATATTACTTATGGAAAAAGCAAAAGAAAAATGGTAAAAAAATACCAGACTTCAGTCAAGTATTAGACACTCCACCAAGCGAATATTTGAAACAATCTCAACAATAAATGACGTATGACTGCGAACAAATATTCAAATGGCAATCCAAAAGTCCCCTCGATATGGAGCGTGATCCCTAGTAAAAGGGTGGTTGATATACGCAGCAAAAAAAATCCGACCACCTTTCTACTATTTTGTTTGCTTGCAGCGTACACAAATAGAGCTGGCACTAGTTTCCCATCCCAGGCATTACTCAGTAAACAGCTTGGCATCAGCGTGCAGGCTGTCAGCTATCATATTAGGAAGTTAATCAGCTGGGATTATATCAGATACGCAAAAAAGCATAGTGGATTGAAAGGTAATAAATATTATATGGTATTTGATGAAGATATTAGTGAGGATGAGGCACGTTCCGTACAAACCAGCGAAACAATATCAGAGATTGCTGAAGTAGTACCACCTGAATATAAAGAAGGGGCTAAGACTATGGAAAAAAATAAATTCGATACCAGTTCTGACGCTAGAAAAATATGTATGCAGTATAGAAAAATAGTCGAGGAAATATTTGGCCATCAAGTACAACACAAACTAGATCATGAACATTTAGTCGATACCTGGTTAAAAGATTTTAGCAAAGAATACATATTAAAAAGAATTAGAAATACCATTCAATATCGGCGTGATAATGGAAAGGATAGTATTAAATCAATAGGCTATTTTAAAAATGTATTTGTTAAGAATGCCAATAAAAAACCCAGCTCTAAAAAAGAAGAGCTGGATCAATTACTAGGCAAATTTAAATCTAATCACAAGATTAAATTCTAATCGCTATATATTGGTATACATCATCATTTAATTTTCGCTGCGTAAGAGTGATATAATTACTCTCATATAAATAATTAAAATAATCTTTAATTTTAGCAGCTCTAATTTGTACTATTTCATGCTCATCTATTAGATCACTAGCTAAAAAACCAGTATAATATATTATTTGATCACGTTTAACGCTATTCTTAAACCATTTTTCAAAGGCCTTTAACTCTTTTTGTATCTCATTATCATTTAACATTTTTCTTAAGCCTGTTTATGGCGTTCTTATAGACTTTCTCTATTGGCTGCTTACGTTGCAAGTATGCTAACATTTTATAGATATCATCCTGATGTAATGTAACGCCATTAATTACAATTTTATATCCTTTGTCATTGTTATATTCTATTTTCATTGTTTTCTACCCTTTCTAATAAATATAAATCTTGTTGCCTTATGTATAAATCATCTTGTAGATTAATAAATATATTATCTTTTTCTACTTCAACATATGAATTGTCATCATAATAAAACTCATGATCTATTCTATTAATAGTAATAATCTCTTTTTCATTTTGATAATGTCCATTCGCCTGGTTAGGTTCTAGACCCTCACTATTCCAAAAGATAAGTATTTTATCGTTTAGTTTTAACATTGTTCTATTTCCTTCCATTTATCTATTATTTGTTCGTTAGTTGAATCATCGATATAATACACATAACCATTTATTGTGATGTATGCCGATTTATCATTTAGAACAACCACTACTTTGTTATTAGGAATTTTTCTTTTAGTTTTTTTTGTATAATCATGTAATACAACATCATTGCGGTTACTTGTTATTTGTATTTTCATTTTTTATTTTCCTTTCATCTATCCAAATTCTTTTCCAGCCCAGCAATTTTTGCGTTCTGCGAGGCGTGTTTTTAAACATCCCCTGGGGTTTTATTAGGTATCCATCACTATTTATATAATACATTTTCTTAGTCATTATTCTATTTCCTTTCTACTAAAATTCATTTTCTATAATTTCTACCAACTTGTTATAGTCATCATTCTTTATTGCCTTAACAATATCTTTATTTTCAAGAGCTATAAAGGGATCAATACAATATTTTTCGCATATCATATTGAATGTAAAATTATCTATAATCATGGTTCTATTTCCTTTCTTAATTATTAATCTATTACAAAACCAGTATAATCATTTATGGCTTGACCTTTAGCATATAAGGCCACCACGCTATTGACTGGATCTAAAAACCTAAGATCCGTTTCATCACCTGGTACTACTTCACGCCCCAGGAATTTCTTGGGAAACTTAGATTTATCTCTAAAGACTGTTGCTAATCGCATCCCAGCCTGTAAAGCTTTTTCAATTTGTTTTTTATAGTGTAATGACTGCACGCCTGAATAGCTGAAAGTTAGATCGTATATTTTATTATTAGGAATTTTTCTATTAGCAATCTTTGTATAGTCATAAAATACAACATCATATTTATTGTTTAGTGATACCATCTCTTTATAGAAATAATTTTCCCAGCGAATGTCGCTAGTACCATTTAATCTCACAACGAATTTGTATCCAGCTTTTGCAGCCTTTATACTTTCTCTTTCTATTTCATTATATAACTGCTTTAAAAATCTTTCTCTATGATCGATCCAATATAAAGTTTTTCTTATTCTAGATAATTCTACACTAGAAAAACGGCCACGCCCCGCAGTGTATAAGCACGCCTTTTCACATTGTGCAATAACTGCATTAGGGCATAAATTATAAAAGCCAAGCGTATTTGCTGGGGCCAGGTATAAAATACCTGTTTTATATCCTTTCTTATTTCCTTTAATGGTTTTAGCGTCTAGATCGATAGATAATAATTTACTTGGATATTTATTAAACATGTCTTTAAATGGTTTTCCTGTTCTATTATTTATCTTTTCTAGATCGTTTAATATACGTTGATTAAGTTTATTATATGATGGATATATCATTATTCTATTTCCTTTCTATATTTCATTATTAAAAGAATGTTATTATTGTTGCAGCATATGCAATTATAAACATAGTCATTATTATAGGTATAAATACATAGCAATATAGCTTATCAAATAATTTCATTGTTTTATTTCCTTTCTATTAAAAGTTTTCATTAATATAATTTAATACTACTCTATACCTTAGTATTTCCTTTAGTCCATCGTGTTTGTTAAGACAATGGCTAATTCTTAAAGCTGCTTCAGGGTAATGGCGACTTAAAACCCTTAGCAATTTATAGTAATCTTTAAGTTTAATTGTTTTTTCTTTATCCATGTTAAAACCTTTCTATTTATATTATTTATATTGATATCATAATGCTATATTAATTGCAAGCATATAATTATTTATTTTTAATGCATATTCAAACTGGGGTTTTAATCTACATTCAAACTGGGGTTTTACTATAACAATATAATATATAACAATATATATATTTAATAAGAATAAAGAATATAAAGGCCTATAAAAAAAGCAGCAGCAAAAATAATACAATCATTAATGATATATATATCCAAAGAATAAATATTGTAAAAACCCCTGGCAAAATTCACATATAAAAAAAATTAAAGTAGCAATTTCGACCCCTTGGGGGGAGGGTGTCACTATATATGGCGATCCCAATCACACAATTTTTTTGCAATATTTTCATAAAGGTGTTATAGTATATTTTTATAACGAAATAGAGGAATGAAATATGGCAGGTCCTACACACAGCAATCGCAACTTCAAACTCATGAAACCGATCAATATGAACAATGGTGATTACATCATTGAAGTATGGGATGGTAGTAATTGGAATGATGATACCAAAACAAGAGAAACAGTACCAGGTGCTATTGATATA